CCAACAATTGCCAATGCTGTTTGGCGTATCTCTGGTAGTATCACAAAACCCTGTACAGTGGACCATTCTAGACGCTTGAATAGCCCTAGAAAGCCCTTGGATTCCGATTGAATACTAACACCTATGTCCGTGAATGCGAAGACAAAGGGGGCTATTACAATAGCAAAGATAACTGCCGCCGTAATTGCACGACGCATATATACACCACCCCGTGCTGCTGCCTTATCCGCTGATTCATCCGCTACTGTCTGACGAGCGATCATACGCTCAAAAAGACGAGCCTGATTATCAGCCTGTGCCGCGATCATTTTCATGACGAATCCGCTTACGCCCCCGCCTAGCATTGCTAATAGTTCTGGTGTCATATGTTATTTGTCTCTGAGTTCCCTGATTACTTTTACTGCGGATGCAGTCATGTATATTAAGGTAGCTAATCCCACCAATGCCCCTAGAATTTCGTTTATATGGTTCAATTCAAATGTAGCTATAAAGCCACTCATTCCAATGAGTGATTTAAAAATAATATTCTCTAGAATTTGATCGTTCATTATAAGATATAATTGACCGTTAAACCAGCGTATGTAGTGCCATAGCCTGTTGAATTTACTGGAACGTTAATGGTTGTAGTATTAACATTCAAAAATTGATTTACTCCGACTAAAGTTGGTGCTTCCGTTGCATAGCATCTAATTGAGGACAATGCTGTGCAATCACGGAATACAGCAGCTTGGATTTCAGTAACGGTACTTGGTATTTCAATTTGCGTTAATGCTGTGCAGTTTCTTAAAACAGATTCAGAAACTACTGTAAAAATGTTTTGAGAACCACCAGTTTGCTGTGGAAATGTAAACTCTTCTAATGCAGTGCATCCTTCAAAAGTAAAGCGACCAACTGCGGCAAGGTCGTAATCTGATAAACGAACTGTCTTTAGTGATGTGCAACCTCGGTAAGATGAATTTCCAATTGCAGTAATGTTTCTGCCCAATGTAAAACCATTGCCACCAGCGTTAATGCCTTGACCATATTTAATGCAATTTTCAAAACACATATCACCGATTGTTCCAGCGGTTGAGTTATGATAATAAAATTCCACCAAAGAATCACATCCTTGAAAAGTCTGCGATCCTAGTGATTTGCAATTAGACCCTAAAGTAACACTTGTTATTGCAGTATCTAAACGATAACCAGAGTTCAAATCAGCGTCCCGAAGGTTTTTAATTGAACCTATTCCACCAGCAATTGAAGTTGTGTATGGATAAACTGGATATAATTCATCAACTTTGTCATTTAAAGAAGTTATTGAGTTCCTGTTCAACTCAATTTCATTATAATTTTCTGTTATTTGTTCACTTAGTTCCTGCTCAAGCTCGTGCACCGCTGATTCATTATTAATCTGAACCTCAAGCACTCCGCTTGTGTTGCCCCCATTGCTAACTGCTAAAACGTGACCAAGCTCAACACTTATGTCTGGCTGAACGTTTGTAATACCCCCAGCAAGAGTGCTGCTCAAGTAAACTACTTCGCCCTCAGTGTATGTGCCGTCGTCCAGAACTAAGTCTCTAACTTTTCCGTTTAGTGTGACAAAACCACTAGAATTGTTAGAAATGGATTCAGTTGTAATACCAATTGTTTTACGTGCATTTACTACAGTATCCGCTTGGGATAAAACAATGGTTGGCTTGTTTCCTTGAGAACCGCCTATTGAGACAACACTTCCGTTGGGTATTGTTGCACCAGATTTGTTTACAGCATACAGTACCAGCTCTTGACCAACCTGAATAGTTGTGTTCGCTCCAGTAACAAGGTCCAGTGTCTTTTCTTGATTGTTCCAACTGAGCTCTCCACCAGTATTACCAGCAGAATTGAAATCCGCAGTTGTAATGTCAGCAGAGGGAATTGTAGTTGTCCCAGTAAATGTAGCATCATCGATGGGAGCCTTTAGTAGGATTGCGGCTGCGTTAGCGGCAACTCCAGTAGCATTGTCATCAACACCCAAGTAATCTTGAACAGCTACCTTTGACGGTAGTCGAAGAAGTGTATCTATATCAGAGGAAACTTGAGTATTAGTTGGCATTACTTAGGGTGCTGGTGGGGTTACATTCTGGGACACAACAACCGTAGTGTTGCTAGTATCCAAACCAATTGATAGTGTAGCTTGCACTGGATTAAGCGTTGTATGCTTCGATGGATCCAGCAGTGACTGTGATAGCCGTGAAGTTGCCGTAGCTAGTGTAGCCAGCGGGCAGTGTAGTTTGCAGTGCAACTGCGTTGACTTTGTTTGAGCAAGTAATTGCACTAACTGTAGCTCCTTGGGGTCCAGCTACGATAATAGCCCAGTTACCTACGGGAGCTGCTCCTGTGATTACTTCGCTGCCTCGTTTGCCTAGGCTTTGTTCTGTGTATGCGGGTGTTGACATGATGTTATATGATTAGTTGGTTGTAATTTGTTCGGATTTTCTTAACTAGATAAGAGTTAGCTATATTCTGATCTGATATCTTAGCTAGCTCGTCCTCTAGAATTGAATTAACAAGTGCCAGCGACAGGCTGAAGTTAGCCTCGTCTGAGTTCTGATCAACACTGCGTTGCCAAGTGTAGGCAGCTAGGTGAGCCATATACGGAAGTAGCTCGGCTGGAACCTCTTCGTCTTGACCAGAAAACCCGTAGTTGGGGTTGTATGCCTTCTTGTAGGAAACAAAAACTTCTACTGGATCCTCGGAATTGTTTGGCTGTAGATACAGACCATTATCTAGGGGATCCAAGTATAGTCCACTTTGAGGAATACCACCAGCACCAGTTATCGTAGCTCCGTTTGAGTTGACCATAAAGTCGTACTCTGTTCCGCGGGATACATCTGGGTCATCCTTGTAGATACGTAGATACGTACCAATGTCATCCTTGTTTACTTCACTCTGTGGCACTTGATTGCCGTTTGCAATTAATCGTGCTTCACCGAAAACTAAAAAGCGTTCCCAGTAGTTTGTTTGGTTGTACGCTTTCTTAGCTGCGTAGTTCCATAGGGACTTCAAACGATTTAGGGAAGCCGTTCCCTCTGCGTATTCACGACCAATTAGTGCGAATGTCAGATCCTTTAGGTTAAGGTATGTATCGTTTGTAAGTGCCATTAAAATTTATTGGCCGCCATGCCATTTGGCAGGAGAACCTTATTGTTTAAATACTTCAGGAAGTCATCATCATTTGAGAACCCCACTCCGTACTTTTTGTTCAATGCGTAGTATTCGTTCATTGGAACACTACCGATGTGCTTACCGAAGATCGGATGCTCTTTGCCCTTGAATTGAGAAGCTGATTTCCTAGCCCCCTGCATTCGCTTTTCCTGCATCCTTGGATTAAAGATGGCCTTCGCTTGCTTTTCGAGCATACGAAATTGATCAGCAAATAGTTCTTCTTCTGATGGTAAGTTTGACATAATAAAAAAATGGGGAAGAGAGGGATGTTACCTCCCTTCCCCAGAATTGTCAATAGAACTAGACTGCGAAGTCAGTGATCTTACCGAGGCCGTTGCAGCCCTTAACGCAAAGAGTACCCATTGCGTCGATGTAACCACGAGGACCGCCACCTTGATCTTCGAGCATTGTGGAACCCATGCTCAGTCCTTCTGCCCAACCAAGGAGCGAAGGATCGAGGAGGTAAGCACGCTTCTGATCTGGCAAGCACTTGGGATTCGCAGAGATGATCTTCACGACACCATAGGGGCCTTGGAAGATTTCAACATTGTAGCTGACATCTGTGCCATCACCCTGATTGAAGACAGTAGTGTTACCACTACCGTTACCTGTGCCAGCTTGAACACGAGTAAAGCCATCAATGATGGAGTTACGTACTTGTGTACCAGCTACAAGGATCATGTCTTGCTGCTCACCAGTTTCTTCAAAGATGCTTGTAAGCATTCCGTTGAAACGGGCTTCAGTTAGCTCCAATGCATTGTCGGCTAGAACTGCACCAGCTTGTGTCTTGAATGCATCTGGAACTTCAGTTACATCATCAGTGGATTGTGTTCCAGCACCCGCTTCGAGAGTTGGGTCAAGCCAGACACCGAGGCCACGAAGTTTACCAGCAGCAGTTCCAGAACCAGTAACAGCACCGTTGTCCGAGCAAATAGATGCTTCAATGTCACGTAGGACTTGAGAAGTAGCTTTTTCTTCGGCTTCTTGGATACGAACTGGAGTAACGGAATCCATGATTTCCTGTTTCTTAGAAACACGGAATGTATCACGGAAGTGCTGAAGACGATTGTTCAAGCGACTGAGGTTGTCAAACTGACCAACGAACTCGTCGCCCCCAGTTGTACCAACATCAGCACCTTCAATAACGGCGTTGCCAGCAGCAGGATCCCGAAGGTCATCTACAGTCCACTCAACGAGGTCTGCGGTAGCAGCTTGTTTTGGGAGCAGTCCGTAAACGGGAGCTTGGCGAGGAGAAAGAACAGTTGTTAGGTCCAACAATTGTTCGCGGTTGCCTACACCAGAACCAGTTGGTGGTGTAGAACGGAATGAAGCATCAAAATCTGTCATGATATTAGATAATTATTTGAGTTGTTTTTGTTTATTTGTAACGAGAGTTAATTTGTAGTTGTCGGATCTGGCGTGCTGCCATTAAATTTCCTTTTCCAGCCGCTTCCTTTAGCTTTTTCATTTGATTGGACTCCACTGTCTGCCGTGAGTTACTGGCTGTATTGCCACTCAGTGCATTCTTTGGTAGTTTACGAGGAATGATTATCTTCTTCTTGCGGTTTACAGTGGGCTTTACCATGTTTGTCGCAGCGTGAGCCAACTGATATTTCAGTTTAGCAGCCAACGCTGGGGCAACCTTGGCAACAATAGCCATGTCCTCCGAGGAAACCATCTTCCTGTATTCTAAATTGGTTTCTGATTCATCATCCTCTAACCAAGTAAACTCATCTTTGGCTTTGGAGTTTAACTCCTCTGCGTCTTTGTTAGCTTTTTCTAGTCGTTTTAAATACTTACGCTGCTTTGGCAGATCATCGTATCTATCCTGTAGACTACTAATATACTGAACAATGTCCGAGCGAGTGTATTCACTGCCCTTGTGTTCAAATGTATCATCGTCTCCAGCTAACCAGTTCTGGTAAAAACGGATATTGTTTTTCGTCTCCTTCTCAATGCTTTCTAGCTCGTCTTCTGTAGTGACCGTTGCTAATGCATTTGTTGGAGCGATGACAGTATCCAAGCTGCTTGATAGTGCAGCACTTTTACTTTCTAACTCGCTTTTGAGTTCCTTGATTTGAGAGGTTAATTCTCCAATTCGCTTACCACTACCACTGCCCATTTTCTTAGCTAGCTCACCCAATTTTTCGGGTGGCAAAACTTCCATGGCCTGTATAGCGATCTGTGAACGAGAGTCATCATCCAACTCATCCCAATCAATCTGTGAAAGAACGCCTTCGCCTCCCTCCGCTTCTTCAGTAGTTTCCTCTGATTCAGTTTCTTCGGCTTCTTCTACTTCGGATGCATCCTCTGTAGCTTCTTCCTCTGCAACTGGCTCAGATTCCTCTGGCTGTTCCTGCGTTGGTGATAGCTTTTCCACTCTTGCTTGACGAATTTCGTCCAGCGTTTGCGGTTTGGCTTGTTCGACTGTCGATACTTCTTCTGTAGGGGCTGTATCGTTACCCACATTTTCGGTTTGATCCATAACACTAATCTGCATTTTTACGCCCGCAGTACGGCGATGAAAGTATTATAGCACGGGGCTATTTTAACGGTTTCGATTTGCTCTTACACGAGCTTTTGCGGCTTGTAGTTCGGCTTCCGTAAAGTATTTGCTTGATTGAGGATTACTTGATCCCCCATTACCCCTACTACCCATTTTTGCACCTGCATATCCAGCACCGACACCCTGCGTTATGCGGGACTTCAGAACTTTGCCCGCACCCTTCTTGACCTTCTTGGCTGCTTTTCCACCTACACTTGCCCGACCAGCTCTATATCCAGCTTGGCGTGCGGATTCCCCAGATTTAGACTTGGCTTTGCCCCTGCCCTTGGAGTTCATGAACTTAGATTTGGACTTATTGAGTGCACTTTCTTTGTTCTTAAAAAAGCTACCCTTGTAGTTAGATGGTCCCTGCAATGGCTTTCCCTTTACGGACTCCGCTGCTGTCTTGGGTCCCTGCTTTGGCCCCTTGGGTGCTGTCTTCTTGGGCACTTTCTTGGCTGCTACCCTTTTAGTTGGTGCTTTTTTAGCTGCTGCCTTTTTGACTGGTGCTTTTTTAGCCACCTTTTTAGCTGCTTTCTTAGCTACCTTTTTAGCTGCTTTCTTAGCTACCTTGGGGTTAGCCGATACTCGTTTACCAGCCTTAGCTGCGGCATCATTGGCTTTTCTTTGAGCGGGTGTTAGGGCTTTCTTAATTGGTGTAACCTTTACGCCCTTTGCCTTGGCTGCTGCTGATTTTGCTGGATCAAATCCCTGCCTTAAAACTGCTTTTCTATCTAAACCAATTTTGGATCGAACATTCTTGGTCTTGGCTGTTGTTTTTGCACCAGAGGACACTTTCTTCACGGCGGCTGCTGCCTTCTTCTTAGCGGATGCCTTAGCTACTTTTTGAACACCCTTTACGATTGCACTTATTGCTTTTTTCTTCATTGTATTATTCTGCTAAATTAGCGACCACGGGTGCGTAAACCTCCACGCCCCGAACGATTGGATTTTACGTATCCGACTTTTTTCTTTCCCTTGGAAACACTTAGGGGTGTTCTCTTTGCGGTTGGAGTAAAGCTAGCTGCACGGGGATTTGCTTTTGCCTTGGGTGCTGCCTTCTTTGGAGCTGCCTTTTTTGGTGCTGCCTTCTTGGGTGCTGCCTTTCGGGGAGTTACTACATTTGTGGGTTTTTTCTTCGGGGCAACTGCCGCTGGACTAGCGGCTGCTCTGGAAGAGGATTTATTCTTATTATATACCACTGCTGCCCCAAGAGCTCCTGCGGTTCCCGCAAGTATCTTATTGCCACGTGCGGCTCGTGCTGCTCGGACTGGAGCATTTTTTACTGCACCAGCGGACTGAACGCCCTTAAATGCATTTGCCTTTGGCTTTAGTACATTGGTGGCTTTGGCTTTGGCTTTGGCTTTTGCGGTGCGTTTAGCTACCCCCGCTTTTACCGATTTATGAAGATCCTGCATTTGCTTTAGCTGGGTCTTTGTTAATTTTACATTAGCTACCTTTGGTTTAGCATTTGTGGTGCGAACGGGCTTTGCGGCCTTTGCTTTAGCCTTTGTGGTGCGAGCGGCCTTCACTACATCTTTGGCTGCTGCTTTTTTGTATGCTTTGGTGGCTGCTTTAATTCCTGCGGAAATAATTTTTTTCTTCATTAGTTTTGGTTGTGTTAGTTAATTTTTTTCTGGGGATAAAATTTTCAGCAAGTAGTCATCCTCTATCATTCCACCAATTATCTTGGCATCAGCACGCTCACTGGCATCCAAGCTTTTTTCTAAAAGATGGAATTTAGTTTCCCTGCACTCCTTGATAAAATCAATGATGTACTGGTACTGCTCGTACTTAGATAGAAACAACACTGCTTCACTGAGACTGTCTGTTTGCTTAATAGCCATTAGGATTCTCCTAGGTTTTGAGTGTCAACGGAGCCCATTGCTGCGGGAGCCGCACCCAAGCGTCCGATCTCTGCATTCTGCTGTTGAGCAACTTGCTGTTGATATTGAGCTGCGTAGTTCTGTAGGTTGGCCATGAAACTAGGATCCGATTGGATTCTGCCTTGGATACCCTCTTGACCTGTGTATTCCTGAATTACCTGCATTGCAATCTGACCACCATTTGGTCGAGCACCCACTGGGATACCAGCGTAAATCTTGGTGAGATCATCAGTAACATCCTTAACCATTTCTTCCTGCCCCATTCCTTCGGGTTGAATGATTGCATCCGCAATACTTGGATCAATTGCATTCGCTGCGAATTGCTCCGCTGCTTGAACGTTGAATGTATTGTTGGGTGAGTTTCTAGCTAGCTCAAGAATCGCTGCAATCTTAGCCTTCATTGTTTCTGGGTCTTGATTCTGGACATCGAATGAGATATTAACATCAATGCTCTCGTCCTCTGGGGACTTGTAGATAACTAGCTCGTCTGGGTAGCCAGTCACTCGGAAAAACTTTTCATCGGGTCCAAACACTAGGAAGGACTTGTACGCTAGCTTCAGTATACTGGAGCAGTGCGTAAGAAACTTGTCAATAAAGAACTGTTGGCGTTGCATACTTATCTGGCTATCTTCATTGAGCCCAACTAAATCCATTGCTTCCTGTTGAACATACTTCTCTAGCTGGCTAGCAGCCCCCGAAGTATTTGGAATATCCATGTATTCAAACTTCTCGTTTGCACGAACACCAATCCATGCACCAGCACCCATTTGGGCTGGGGGTCGTCCGACTGGGTGTAGCAGTGGGGGTGCAACAGCCAAAGCCATTTGATCACTCCAGCCATCACGCAGTGTCTTCATTTGCTTTTGAGGGCCACGAAGCAAATCACCAAATGTATTTACATCATAAATACGTTTACCAGCATTACTTAATCGAGTTAATATAAATGGATACTCATCGTAACCAGATAGTAGCTCATTACTTAAGTACCCAGTTGTAAGCCTTGGGTTCCAAACTGTTAGGTATATTCCTTCAGAGTTACTTTTCTCGTCAATGAGTCTACGGTAGGTGTATACAACCTCAATCAAATCCTTGGAGTCCACCATGCCAGACATACCATACGTTGATCCCCCTCGTGCTTGAGAGGATCGCAGTGAGCTGTATGTGGTCTGGTTCATGCCAGAGTAGTCAAAGCCACGGTAGTTCTCGATGAGTTCCTCTGCGACTTCTGCATCCCATCCTTTGTTCTCTACACAGTTTTCAATCTCTTGGGGAGTAAGGAACGCACGCATATGAACTCTGGGTGCTCGCTGAATATCCGTAACATACGCTGGTATAACAATATCAATGTCAGCGAACTTTGTTTCCACAAAGGGACGCGATACATCTTTCTTGGCTACTGGGATCTTTGCTACACCAAAGTCGCGGAGTTCACGCAGTGCTTTTTTCGCCTTAGGAATATCGACATAATCAAACATATCGGTCATCATGGCAATTGTCTCCTCATCTCGGTTTTCATCCGCTAGAAGATCATATAGCTCTGGTGCGACTTCCTCAATTAGTGATAAGTTAAACTCTTCGTCATGTGTTCTGGATTTTATTTCCCAGTCTACGTACGTAATAGCAATCCCCTTTTCTAGTAAATTGTTTGCTGCCGTCTCGCACTCCGAACGAAAGTCGCGGATGTAAGAGTTCTGCATATACTTCAAGAAGGATGAAACTACTCCAGCCTTCTGCATATCCGAGGATTCCGTTGGGTACGCACGGATGTTACTCTTAGCCAAGGCATTCATCATTAGCCCAACATACGTAGAGATGCATTGCTCAATGAGCCTTACTTCAGTATCCGATGCACCGTCCCAAGGGAATGCATTTTCCCCAGTCTTAGTTAGCTGGCTATTCTTACCAACCCATTCAGCATTTCGATTATTGTAGCTATCTTGGCACTGAGATACGTATGAAGAAAGTTCGGTAACATCGCTCTCGTAGTCACGCTTCAACTCATTGATATCTGGCTTGGACGTAACGTAGTAGGCTTCTAGTTCTTTGTCTTCCATAAATTGTGCATTATAACACGCTCTTATTTATTTAATCTGATTTTTATGTTGTTTAAAAATATAGAATACCAATGGGGATCTCTGGCTATCATGTCAAGGAAATCACACAGTGGAATCTCCTCATGTATGTCGTGCTGACACCTATGAAGTATCTCCCAATCCACAAATGCACTTGAGTGCTTAGACGCGAACTTCTTTAATTCTTTGCTCTCGCTGGAACTCTCGCTTATAGATAATTTCATGCCTGTAGAACTTTTCATTGTTTTTCTCGACCTCCTGTGCCCTGAACACTAGTTGCGGGCGAATAGCATTCAAGTGCGTTGACGGGATGGATACTCTAATTTTACGCACGGGCTTCTCTAGTAGCTTGCAGTACCAGAATAATTTATTGGGGGTGAGTCCCAGTGCCTGAACCCGAACGAACTTGGGCTCAATGATTGCATCATCCTTCTCCTTGAAGTACTCAGCTATCTTAGCTACTCCGCTCTCCGTGAGTTCCTTGGTCTTCTCGCAGTAGTCCTCTGCATTGCAGAGCTTTTTGCGTAGTACGCCAATCTTGGGTGCTGTTACCCCGTATATTTCAGCTAATTTCTTTTGTTTCATTAGTATCCTCCTGTTGTTCTGGTCTGCTCAAAGTCAGTGTCCGTGTAGTGAATTGGGCCATCTCCAGCATTTGCCATTCGCAAATAGCGGATTAAATCAAAGAAGTCCTTTAGTGCCTCGTCTGATTTACCCTGTGCATTGTAGTTAATTAGGCTATCAATTAGATTCTCACAGGACTCATGAATAAAGCACTTGGGCATATTTGCGGCATCCAGCTCGTAGTTTGGATTATATGAGAACCATTCATCCAGTGCCTGTATTCCAATTATTTCGTTTCTACCATCGGAGGGAACAAAGTGGAAGTCAAATTCCGCAAAGGATGCAAAGAGATCCAAGTTGTTTTCATTCTCCCTAGCGAAGTATCTTGAGTCCCCGATGCGTTCAAATACTTCAATACCCATCTCCTCCTCGATCTCTTCAAAGAGAGCACAATACCCCTGCACATCGTAACCTATCTTCTTGGCTGCTGGACCATACTTCCATCTTTCCCCAAACAACGCCCATTCTCCGTAGCTAGCTCGGTCTGGCCACTCCCTCATTATGTACACCTCCCCGAACTCATTTACTGCTGCCCAGATAGCAGAGAAGTTTCTTGCTCCCGCGGGGTCAACTACTTGGTAGCAGGTGAACTCCGACGTATCGGAAATGTCGGGGAACGTCATCCCATTGGCGTTCTCCTCATTACCTAGCACCTGTACGTCCGTTGAGAATAGGGGCAGCAGGGATGTAATGCTCTTTACTGGAATACCGTAGGCACGTACACGAATCTCTTCGTCTGGTCGTCCTAGTAGGTCCTTCTTGATTCGCTCGTATCCCCCAAAGGGGTTTTCGTCGGAGTGCAAGTACACGATGCTTGCGTCCCTCATCGGGGAGTATTGAACCACGGG